TTATGTCGTACTGTCCAGCCGTAAGGTCATCTTTCCTATATACCCTTCTTATCGTAGAGCGCGTCTTATCAGTAATGGTAGTTGAACCTAAATCTGTATAGCCAGGATCTGCGTGTAATTTATATTCTACTTTATACGTTACGCCCCATGACTGGACTGTCCCAGTAGCAGCATCTTGTTTAAATAGTCCACCGGGCAATTGCAGGTGTATTTCAAAAGCTTCGACATCACTATCTATTGTTGTGTAAACATGCGCGTTATCTTTTGTAAGCGTAACATTAACATCATACATATTATGTGCATCTTCAAAATTTGTTATTAGAGATGGACTGTTTATTCCATATCGCTTATCTGTGGTTATCCCGTCAAAGTTTTCTGCTGGATTATCGTTTACCTTAATCGTGTCTATGCTATGGATTTCGCCTTCACATAGCCCTAAAAGAACATTAAGATAATTTTTATTCCCATCGGTTCTTATGTAAGCATTTAAGACATTTCCGCCTATCTTGTGCTGCCCATATAAAACAGGAACAGGAATACCAATCTCCTGGACCGTCCTTATTCCATCCCAACCATAGGTAGGAGAGCTTTCATCTATCCCCTTACCAACAGTATTAAACGATGGTTTTCTTCTGCCCATAATAGCAGAATAAATAGAATACCCTACAGAAGCAAGCGCTAATATAACATCTAAAATAGTCAAAGCAGTCATTGTGGCTGCTGATAACGTTGCTCCTGAAGCAATCATCGCACTTCCTATTGCAACAAACTTTACTTCAGGAGTAATTATAATCTCATCGCCGTTATCAAGTACACAGTTTAAGTTTGTTATTTTTTTGCCGGAAACTATTACTTTGAGGTCTTTTGTGGAAAAACCTGCTTCTTTGATGTAATCTTTGACAAATTTTTGTCGAGAATAAGTAAGAGTCTTTTCTTCTCGACCTTCTTTTTTTAGAACATTAGGAATTATTTTAATAACTATCATTTTTTGTACCTGTATATCCCATCAAGCCTTTGTTCCCATCTAGCTGTTAATCTACTTATTATTGTTCCTACTTTGCTATGCGTATGAATAAATTTTCCATCACTTAAATAGGCTCCTGCGTGAGAAACTACTCCTAAGTGATTCTTGAACAATAACACATCTAAAAATTTAGGCGGCGTAACTATTTCCCAATTTTTATAGTAATTATCAATAAAATGATTCTTACCTTTCTTCGCCCAATCCTGTTCATAATTTTCAAGGTCTAATATTTCTATGCCTCTGTCTTTATTTATTAAAATTATAAGCGACCAACAATCGCCTCCAGTTAAATCTCTTCCGTGGTGTAAATACGGAACTCCTAAATATTTTGAAACAATTTGTTTTTCTGTTAGCATATCTTCCTTTTTAAGGTACATATATTGGTTTTGACGGAACAGATGGGAACCCGCCATACCTTGTTTCATTGTTTAGCACTCTGCATCTTGCTAACGTCTTGTTGCACTCTGTTTCGTCCTGTAAATAACCGCACTCCGTAGACTTAAATTTCCATCCACAGTAATTTCTTGAATATTTGCGGGCAGGGATTTCAACACCTAGCACATCGAATTTACTTGTTACTGTAAAAACAACATTATCCTGATCTGCTGAATAACTGTCTATATAGAAAATATCCTCGGTATAAGCATCAGCATCATCTAGATGATCAGCCCATACAGTCAATATTCTTACTTTCTTTCCTCTGAAATCGTTATTTTCTAAATATGCTTGGATAAGCCTGGATATATTAGAAAGCATAATTCTTACCGCATCTATCTGGCCCTTTGTGTTCTCTCCTATACTTTCATGCGTTATGGGGAATTTTGTATATTCTTGGCTATCAAAGGTTACATTCGTATCGTATTCGCAAAAATAAAGGTTTGTGTCGCTACCATCGTAGTCATAGATGGTATACAAGAATAGAGGTTTGTTTTCTTGTTTATTTTTTTCCGTTATAAAAGTAGCGTTTAGATCACGCATTTAGGCACCTATACTTTATTTTCAATAAGCCGTATCTGTTTAAGATCAAAAATCTGATAAGCAACTCTGGATAAATTCAACATATCCTCAGCAAAGGTTACTTGATAAGTCACATCATCATTAGGATTGACCCAATAAAAAGCTTCATACCCACCTAAGCGCGCAAGAAAGAAATCAAGTATCTCTTGAGCCTCTGTAGCCCAATCTGCTGCTTCAAATTGCAGAACAAATACTCTTTCAGGATAGGCCCGTTTAGCCCTACGTTGAGGAACCCCATTTTCAAATTTAGATGAAAGTGTCTTAAAATTAACTTGTTCCGTATATACATTATAAGCTATCCACGTAAAAGTTGTCATGCTACCTTCCTTTGGTTAAAAACCAATAATTTACCTTTAACCGCAGCAAAATTATTTTTGTACTCTTTTTCCCAAATAATTAGAGTCTTAAAACCGTACTTCTTGAAATAATTTATCCTTTTCTGCGGATTCTGTCCCTTATGCCAATAATCACCATATAGTTCAATAAGTTTCTTCTGGCCATTAATATTCATAAAATCAGGACATTTGCCACCTAAGATAAACTGACCATCACCAACGAATTTGTATTCTTTGGGAAGCAGGATATTAAGTAGGTTTTTGAATTTAATCTCTAATTTATTAGGTTTTACATTATTAGCCATCATCTGTTTTTTAACATAGTTTGAATCTTTCCAGCGTGCCTTAGCCATCTTTGATAATTTTTGTATCATTTTCTTAGGATGATGCCATCCTTTTGTTGTATTCCAATTCTTATGTCCTTTTAATTTTTGACTTATTACAAGGTTTCTTTCTTTAGAATATGTTATAACCCCTTTTAACCCCTTGTTCCAAGGTTTTTTGCCCTTTAATCCAAAACTAATTTTCCTTCTAGTTTCATCAGTAGGTTTCATGCCCTTATGAGACTCGCTTAATTTTTTCTTCGTTCCCTCAGAAAGTTTTTTACCCTTGTGAGCCTTACTTAATTTTTGTTTAGCTTCTTCGGTATGCTTATAGCCTTTATTGGCAAGACTAATTTTTCTTCTAGTCTTTTCGGATATTTTTCTACCCAAACAATATTTATTCCCTATTTTAGCAAGACTCATTTTCTGTCGAGATTCTTTAGATACTTTACGTCCTTTTTCCATCAATCGCTCCTATTCCTAAAACCTGGCATCGAATATCTTTGAGCTTCTCTAACGATCCCATGCACTGCTCCTTTATTCTGATAAAGAAGTTGTGTAAAGCTACGTGCATCAGCTGCATAAATCTGATAAGTTATGTTTTCCGTTTTACCGCCTAGTTCTGCTCCCGCGTTTATTGCTTCTAGAATACCTCTATGTGTTTGAGAGGGGCCATTCTGAACAACAAATTCACCTGGTTTAGCCATAATAGGCACTTCGCCACCTACCGCAAATTTAGGCAATCCACCAATCAAGTCTTTAATCACTCCACCTTTATGATAAAGACCCACTCCGGCTTTCGCTATGCTGCCCATGCCTGTTGTTGTATATGATGTTATTGCCCCAGCCCCCCCACTAACGCCACCAATAGCACCAAATATATTACCAAAAACACTTCCTAAATCCTGCCCTGTGAATAAAGCATGGACAAGTTTCTCAATTATAATATCAAGTATAGTTCCACCTATATCTGCAAGGACATCTTTCCATTCCTTAGTACCACGAATAAGACCTTTAATGCCAGATGAGACTACGCCCTCTATTCTACCGCTTATTGATGCCCATTCCCTATTCGTTTCCTCCTGTTGTTGTAGATGTAACTGATCAATCTCAAGTTGTTTTCCACTAACATTTAATCCTTTTTCACGAAGCGCAATTTTCTCTCTTTCTAAATCTCTAAGTTTTTCCTGTATAATAGTAGTTTCGTTTAATCCTGCTATCTCCATCATTCGATATTTATGACCGATGGTAAGTTCATTATTGACGTCGCGGATAATTTTTCCCTGTTGTTCCATTTGAAATGTTGTTTTAGCTATCGCTTCATTCTGCTCTAAAAGTTGAGATGTCCCTGCTTTTTGCTCTATCATCTTTAATCTTACATCTTCTAAAGCTTGTAACTGTTCTTTAAGCTGTGCAAGTTTTGCGTATGCTACTGATACTTTGCTTGCATATGGGCCAAGGGCGTATGTTGCAATTTTTACTTCCCTAGTCCATTCCTTCATAATGTCTTTCGTTCTCTCTAAAAGTAGTTCGCCACCTGCTGTTGCCCCTTCCCCTCTTTGTGCTGCCTTGAATATGGCTTTTAATTTAAGTTGCGTCTGTGCGTAGTTCCTTACAAGTTCTTCATTTATGCCATAGATACTTTCAGCGCCCTCGTTTAAACTCTTATCAGTTGCTTCTCGCAGAGCGTCCATTTGAGCTGCTGCTTGTTCCGCAAGCCTTGTCTGTCCTGAATAAAGATATCTTATATATTGTAAAATAAGGGGAGCGCTGCGCATTGTTTCTTCAACCTGTGTGCCTAATGCCACGCCAAACATTGAAATCCCCTGTACCATTTTGTTTAAAAAACTGACAGTTGCAGACATGGCAGGCATAAATGTTCCTGATACTGAGAGGCTTAGTGCCTGCATACTTGTTTTTAGTTTATCCTGTCTTTTTTGTAGAGTACCCATTATTGATATAGCTTTAACATTTAAAAGATTAGTGTTTTCTTGTACCCAATTAGATCTTTCTTGGATTTGAAGAAGACCCTCTAGGAAAGTCGCTGTTATATGTACGCCTATGCCTATGCTTAATGCCGAAGACACAGCATCTTTTTGCACATCGTTCATCTTTTGCCAACCTGATACCATTTTTGCTATAAGTAATGGTCCTCTTTCTAATTCTACCCCTACATCTCTATAGGTTTCAACTAGATCCTTATTATTTTTTACTGCTTCAAACAACTTTGCTGAATAAGCGCCTATGCCCTGGCCAGCCTCATCTAAGTTAGTTATAAAAACAGAGGCAATCGCGGCAATGTCAGCTTGCGTCAATCCGAATCTTACCATACTAGGTAACATTCTTTGAACAGCATCAGTTAGGGTATCCATTGCTAATGAAGCCTTAGATACTGATTTTCCAGCATCCGTGAGAGCTTCATTAGTTAAATATGCGGCCGCATAGAGCGTAGACATAAATTTATCAATATCCCCCACGCTCTCAATTTTTAGCAATCTTACATACCCCACCATGTTAGAAATTGTTTCATTGAGATTCTGGCCTGTAGCTACTGTAACTTTCATAGCCACATCTGTAAGAGCAAGTGCAGTAGGTAAATCCATTTCGTACATATCGCTTAAGGCGCGAGAAATTTGTTGTACTCCGCGAAGGCCTGTTATAACATCTAATCCCCATTTGCGCACTAATGGCGAAACCGTTTGCAATATGTTTGTTAAATCTTCTGCTGCTATGGCTGGCTCCATAAATATGGATTCCATCTGTAAATCTTTTAAATCTTTGATGGTATCCCCAATCCCCCTTATGGTGCCCATTATTAACTTAAACGCGGCAAACCAAATTGCAGCTCTACCTAATATCCTACCAAAAGTGGTGCCAAAGGCTGCCAAACCTGCCCCTGCACTTTTTAATCTAGTTCCAAGCATGCCTAACCTTGAACCAAGGCCCGTAACAGCAGTTGAGGTTGCTTGAATTTTTGAAACTATAGGTTGGCCAAACTGATCAAGGACAGTTCCTCTGGGATATCTCATCTTTCCGATATCTTGAAGTTTTGTTCCTACAGTAGATAGCTCTTTGCCTAGACCACCAAGTTGCCCTTTAAGTTGCTTACCAACTTGGCCTAGTTCTCTCAGCCTGTCT